CAATAATCACAATACGGTCATATTTGCTAGCTTTAAGCTTTGCTTCTATACCGTCAAATGATGCCATAAGGCGTTCAACAAGCTCTTTAGTTCCACCGCGACTGCCGGTTTTGCCAACCTGCCAATCAGCAGGAATAACAACTAATGCTTTATCCCCAGGTGTATGGCGTGATTTACCTCTTGCACCTTTACGAGCTTCAGTAAATAAAGTTGGCAAATCAATTTCATTAGCTGAATTACGCTTACGAAACCTAAACCGATATGAAGTCAACCAAATAGGTGTGTCACGCTTACGCGCTACCTGCCACTTAGAAGTCCTTACCGGCCCAACAACCTCAATTTCGTCAGGATCATAACCAGCCTCAACAAGAAACTCGTTAAAGTTTTCCGGCTGCGACTCATAACCCGGCGTGGTAGCTTCACCCTCAAACCCGTCAAACTCCACCCCAGGCTTCACCCAAGACAGTGGCGTAATCTTAGTAGCCGGAGTTAGATTCTCAAGCATTATAAATCCCTACAAGTGCAAAGATTATCTACATGGCGGGCAATAATTTTATGGTCAATCATAACGCCACGGTCACCTAAAGCTTTAGATAAAGTCCAAGGCGTAAAATCGGCACTTGTCAACGCTTCAGTAAGAATCTTCCGATCAGACTCGTCAAGCTCAGACAAAATAGTTCTTACCCGGCATGATCGTAAAACTTTAGCAGGCTTCAATCCCTCTAACATTATTCCCCCTTCTGAAACAATGAAACAATAAGTGCCGTACCAAGTAAAGCTGCAATAATGTAGCCGAAAAATGCTGTAAACGGTTCCGCCTGCATAGACAACAACACAAGAACAACAACAATAGCAACAACAAACCAGTTAGCGATAAGTTTATTCATTAGAACGGGGCCGAATCGTCAACAAGCTTCCAATTATCTGGAACCTCAACAGACTTGGCGCGGCCTTCCGACAACATCACAACATCATCAGCCTTAATAACAAGCGACTTGCCCTTTTTGCCGTTCGACTCCCACGACTCAGACACTTGAGTACCCGTAATCTTTACACGGTCACCAGTCCGAAACGCCGAAAAGTCAATGTTAGTACCGTATGCACCCTTCACAGTGAAGTTAGTTGATCCAACCTTCACCCACTTGTCGCCATCCTTTTTCGAATGAGACTCAGATACTTTCATACCCCATGACGGGTTTGGTACGGTTTCGCCAAACTTCCAGTCAGATACGAACGCTGTTACCTCAATTTTTGCCATTATTTTTTTACCTCTTCCCGACAATAATGTCAGTTATTTCTGCGATAGCGACCTCGGCTGAGCATCGCCCCTGTGTCTGTTCGCCAACGACAAACAGAATCTTATTCAACATGACAAGCATACGTTCTGCTCGTTCTTCAATATCTTTATCCACGGTTTTCCCCTTCAAGAACCTTCACCGCTAAGTCTAGCTGCCACTGCTCAAAGTCTACACCTTTAGGTGATACTTTTTGTGGTTTATATGTTGCGTTATACAACTTACGATAAGCCTTGTTACGGGTAAGACTGAATCGTTCCTTCTCGAGCCGGTTAATGTCACGCTTGCCACGGTGACGGTTAAAGAACAGGTCAGCAGCCATCAGGTTAGATATACGGTTACTCATAAGTCCACCGGAGTCCACGGCCACACACCACCACGACGCATAAACCGAGGCCATTCACGAGCATCACGATCACCACGCCACCGCACAAACTCAAACGTAGACGGATCATTCTTCTGCACCCGAATACCAGCACCAAACTCAGGCCACCCCATCAACGCAGCCGAGCCACGAGGGCGCAACTCCCGTTCACCACCAACACCGACAGCATGCCCAGCATGAGCTTCCATCACCAACGCAATCCCACGATCACGAATAGTATCAATCGCCGACAGCAACGGTGCAGCATCCTCATCCGAATTGATAGCACGAGAAATCAACCGATACAACGGGCCAATAAACACAATGTCAGGATTATGTTCATCAATTAGACGATGAACCTGCCCCAAATGGCTATCCTTTGTAATATCCAACCGAGGCGAACACGCCAACTGAACCGTCAACCTAGGATCAACCGCCCCAACCTGTGCCGCCTTCTCAGCCACACTCCTCGTAGCACGCCGCCACTGCTGCTCAGTATTCTCAGCATCAACAATCAACGTCTTCACCGGCTCAATACGGCCAAACATTGTCGGATGAATCCCCGCCGCCGACAAAATAGCCAACTGGCGCACAAACGTAGACTTACCTGCACCCTCAGTACCAGTCAAAATGAAACGGTCTTTACGCTCCAACAGTCCAGGAATAACCCAGTCATATTCATCCTCACCGGCAAGAATATCCGCCAAAACTTTCGCATGCAAATCGTTACCAACCGCGCCTTTTTGCACATCCCGTAACTGGCCGATAACGCCCGCAATCACTTCACCCGGCGCAACACCACTATCTGCACCTTCCAACATGACACGGCCCGCATCCCGCAACTGGCGACGCAACGACTCAACACGAACCTGTTTCGCATATTCACCAACAGACTGTGCATGAGGAACCGACTCGAGCATCTTCCACAAATCGGCAGGCTTGTAACGGGTAACACCCCAAGACTGCAACCGACCCGAAACCGTCACCGTATCGACAGGCTCCCCAGCGGCACGCATCCGCACCACACCGTTAAAAATAGTTTCCAGCTCAGGATCGTGAAAGTCGTGTGCTTGTAGTTCAGCCATAGCGAACGGCATCACAGACGAGTCGAGCAGGATAGAGCCGATTACGGCATGTTCAGTATTCATAGGTTTTCCAAATCAAAAGCTTGCTGAGATAAGCGGGTAGCGATAATTTCGCAATACTTTTCTTCCATCTCAACACCAATAGCTTTACGGCCAAGATTACGGGCCGCGATAAGTGTCGCGCCACTACCAGCAAACGGATCAGCAATAACGCCTAAAGTTTTAGAAACTAATTTTTCCATTAACCCTATTGGTTTAGGTGTTGGGTGATTAGGTCGCTGTTTATCTCCACTCATAAGCATTTGGGCGCGGATGACAGAAGGTTCTCTTTTCCCAGTCCAACCATTTTTGCCAATAATATAAATGTCTTCATGCGAAGGGCCAAAAGGAATAGATAAATCCCCCATGCCAGCAGAATTACCTTTATCCCAGATAACTAATTGTTTGGTTTGCTCTGGGCGTTCTACGCGCCAAGTTCCAAATACGATAGCTGCTTTTTCTGTTCCCCAATTTTTAAGAATATTATCTCGTAGCTCTGGAGAATCATCGCCATTAATATTTTCATGCCATTCTGTACGGTTTCCCCTATCCATACC